AGAGACGGAATGCGGGCCGAGGCTTTCGCTGGCCACGCGTCCCTGGCTGTCTTCTATTTCCAGCTCCTTGATCTTTTCAGAAAGCGCGCAGGTGCAGCTTTTGACTGCATCGCAGTACGCCTGGCTTTCCAGATCCTTCTGATCGATGGCGTCATTCGTCATTCGAACGAGAATCAAGCTAGCCTCTCTGGCATACGGGGAATAGCTCGCTTCATCAGTGAACACGGTTCCTCCGAATGTTTCCTTGTAGTACTCGAAATCAGCAAGCTGCATCTGCGTTACCTCCTTTCAGCGACTAGGCGCCTTTAGCTGCGATCTTGACGCCGTGGAGGACGCCTGCCTTCAGAGAGTTCTTCAGGACTACTGCTGCGACCATTTCCACGTCGCCTTCCTTCAGAACGCCCGGTTCCTTCAGATCCGGCAGATGGGTTGCAATGACCTTGTTGCCCACCGGGGATACTGCGTGGAATGCGTCCAGACCGAACTTGACCGCATAGATGTCAGCTGCACCCGTGGAGGAGTCAGTTCCGATGACGTCAACAGTCTTGCTGCCGTCATAGAACTTGCCCATGTCGACCAGCGGGATGTTGTCCCAGGTGTCGACCGTGCGACCAAATGCATCTTCCAGACGGCTGTAGTATCCGGTTCTGCGTGCGATGCCCTTGATCTTCGTCAGCATCTTGCTGTTAACCAGGAATGCATCCGGCTTGCCGTCAATCAGGGCGACGAAATCATCAAGCATGTCGAGGAAGGACTGAGCATTGGTTGTCATGAGTGCACTGGTGGAAAGATCCATGTCAGTGACCGTCTGCTCTGTGCTGGAGCCCTTGATCAGCTTTGCAAGACCGTCGAACTCATCAGTCTTCTTCGTGGAGTCGCCATTGATTACCGTGTAATGGAACAGGTTAGATGCTGCTTCGATCTTCTGCTTCATCTGGAAGTTGAGCTCATCGACCGCACCGGACGTGTCAATGATGACGCGATCAAGATCGAATGCACCGCCGAAGATCTTCAGCTTTGCGGTCTTTTCAACGCGCTTTGCCTCGCTCTTCGTGTACTCCGTGTTCAGTGCACGGAATGCTGCCGTGCTCGGGGTCTTGAGCTGAGTGTATCCATACACCAGCGTGGATCCGCCAGTGCCCGGAGACACTGCATTATCAAACGTGAGGCGCTGCAGCATGTAGCTGGAGCGCTGGAATTCATCAATTACTGCCTGGTCAACATGATCAGCCATGCTGACCTTTGCTTCTTCAAGCGTGATTGCCATAAGGTATTAGCCTTCCTTTCTGAATTGTTTACTTGACGCCGTATTTTTCTCCGAGGGCGCCTCTCAGGGTTGTGGGAGCATTCGATCCGAACGTCCCGTGCTCCATTCCTCCGGCTTCACTGCCGAAGTAGAACGGGTATTCCTCCCGCATCTCTGCTTCGAGTTCTTCGTAGCCAGGGATGCTGTTTGTTTCCGGATCGTAGTGCTCATACAGGTCTTCGATGTCGATGTGGCTGAGATAGCCCTGCTTGTCGACAATTCCGGCCCGGTCCAGCAGATTGTCCAGGTATGTACCGAAGCGCTCTTCTGTGATCCGCTCATTGACTCTTGCGTCGATGAGTTCGTCGATGTCGATTTCTTCGGTTTCCTGTTCCTCTGCTTCTGCATTTCCGGCATTCTGCTGGATTCCGTTTCCCGAGTTCCTGACAGAAGACCGCGCATCATGCTTGGCAATTGCTGCCTGCATCTTCCGGTCGTACTCTGCCTTGATTGCGGGATCAGACTTCAGAATCTCGTCCAGAGTGTAGTGCTGGGCTTCAGGTGCTGCTCCTGGGGCTCCATTCTGGCCATCCTGGCCGTTTTCTACCTGTCCCTGGGTGTTTGTGCCTCCCTGAAGAACTTCGTCTTCAGCGGGCTCGTTCTGGGTCTGATCGGTGAGTGTCGTTGCTGCAGTGTTGTTAAAGCTTGGCATTTTATCCTCCTCTTTCTGGCTCCGTCTGTTCAGGTCTTTCACTGGCCATCCGTAGCTCCTCTTTATCGGCACGAGGGAGTTCAGATTTTTCACTGGCCTCCAGCTCGATGCTTCCTGGTCCTGGCCTTTTACCGTCATGTCCGGGACGTAAAAAGCCCGCCTGCTGGCGAGCTGCAGAACTTGCATAATTTTTTGAACGATGCTATATAGAGGGTGTCGGTAGTTGACGCCTCCATTCCAAGAGCATCAAATTGGGGACGAAAGCTACCATTTTTTATTTCTTATTTTCTGAATCTGAGCACTTTGAATTCAGAATCGCTCTTCTTGATAATGACATCCAGTGATTCAAGATTTGACTGTCTGAACTGGTTTGCGACCATTTTGGCTGTTCCCTCGATAGACTTCTCACCGTTTACTTTTTGAAGGTCAATGATTAAACCTCCAGGATGCCCTCCTGCCTGCCCATAAGGGACCGTGATCTGTTTCATCCCATGTCTGAAGATGTCTTCCCCGCTGTTGGGCTTTGTCGGTTCTTTGATGTCCCAATATGCATTCTTCCCATTAAATCGCCACATCAGATCTGGCATTTTTGCTCCGGGAGGATATACGTATATATCCTTCTTGCTCTTGTTTTCTCGTAGAAGCATGACATCACCACCAAATGTGTTTATCAACCAGAATGCATGCTCAGTCTCTGTACTGATCTCATCCCTTTTCCGCTTTTTAAACTTGAACATCTGTGATCCGCTCTGGCGAATAAAACGTCCCTCTCCTGGAGATGAATTACTGAGATACTCTTTCGTTACGTCTTCTGTATCTACGCCGGAAATTTTCATATGTTTTGCCCCATATTTCTCTTCCAGTGCCTGCTTTAAGTCATGCTTTTTGTTCTTGATGAACACTGGATGGCCGTTAATCCATCGCCACACTCCATTACTCGGATCTTCTTTTTCCATCCCGTCTCCTATCCTGCATCCATCAGAAAACCGCCTACGTTTCCGCAGGCGGTTCCCTAATTATTCGGGTTTATTCGTCGTCCGGTCCGTACTTGCCGTAACGGAGCAGGTTCTCATGGGTCAGCTTCTTGATCTTCGCTTCCAGGGCTGCAGTGCTCTTGCCGCTGGCTTTCATCTGCTGTACCTGGGTGCGCAGGCTCGTGATCTGGTTGTTTGCTTCCATCCATTTCCTGCCCTCTGTAGGCTTGCTCCAGCGCTGAATGAATGCCTCATTGGATGCGGTGTCTGCCTTTGCGGACTTCTTTGCCCTGGTCGGCGTTGCAGGCTGTTTCTGCGCATCTACTTTCTCCTGGAGGGCTTCCTTCAGAGATGGAGTCTTTTTGATTGCTGCCGGAGCAGTATCTTCCCTGTACACCTGTTCTGATCTGCTGCTATCGTTCTTGATCGTAACCTTGCCGCCATCAGGCTTGATGTATGTTGTACCGAAGTCTCCGCTGGACAGTTTCTTCATATTGCTGTAGACATTCCATCCGTCCGGATCCGACTTTCCGCCGATCTTTCCAGACTTTGGTGCAACGATCGTGTAGACTCCCTTTCCATCATCTTTGGAGAGATCACCTGTGATTAACTTCTTGCCCGCACCCGCAGACTTCAGTGCCTCTGCTTTTGCTGACGCTCCTTTATTTGCGACGAAGTTTCCTACTGTTTTCTTCTCGTTGTCAGCCTGCGGAGCACTCTTGTACACATCGGAACGGAGCTTTTCTTCAGTGCCATTTGCTTTTCTGGCTGCTCTTGCGTTCTTGAGGATTTCCTTCGTGCTTTCTTCCCAGCTTCCCTTAATGCGCGGATCTGTATAGGTACGATTTCCATATGGCCGTCTCTGAGCGTACAGCTGGTTGAGCTCCTGATCGGCTGTACCTGTCTTGCTCGCATCAGGATTTACTCTAGAAGTGACATGCCTATTTCCGACCAGGCTATAATTGTCGCCCTTTGTGAACTGAGGATTCCGATAGTCGTTGATGGTCTGGCCTCTGCCGGGTTCCCGCTTAGCTTTGATCATCTGATTCTCATATCTTGCTTTCCGAGCAGCATCATCCAGCTTTGTAAAGCTTTCCCAATCCTTGTTAGGATCCGCCTGGTTGTAGCGTTTGATGGTGTCCTCGTTCCGCTTGACCTTGATGTCCTCAAAGTTCCTGTTCAGCTTCTCTTTCCCGGCTTCATTTACCTTGAGCTTACCTGTCAGCTTGCCCGTCTGGCTGGATCTGGTGATCTTAGCTTTCCCATCAGAATAGATCGGGGACCGAAGCTTCCCTTCGGTTCCCGCCTTCTTGCGGGCAGACTTGGCTTTGTAGAGGGTTTCTTTAATCTCTTTTTCCCAATTGCCCCTTAACTTGTCTTTGTAGGTTACGTTCCCGTACGGTGCCCTCATCCCATGAATCTGGTTCAATTCCTGCGTTGCGTCCCCTGTCTCGATAGCCTGAGGCGTGGATCTTCTTGTGATATGCTGGCCCCCGATCGGCCCGTATTTATCACCCTTTGTGAACTGTGGGTCCCGGTAATCATTCACCATCTGGTATCGGCCCGGTTCAGTTTGACTCTTCAGACGCTGGTTCTCTTTCTGCGCGTGGTGTGCGGCATTCTTGAGCTTCGAGTACTGATCCCAGTTTTTTGTTTCGTTTTTGAAATGCTCATAGCTACTATGGTCACCCATTTGCTTGTCGTAGTCGTGGTACTTCTTGATCGTGTCCTCGTTACGACCGATGATCTTCTTTTCGTTGTCGCTGAGCTTCGGTGCCTTGCGGATCGGGCTCGTGATCTTCTTCTTGCTGCCGTTGAGCTTACTGAGGGCCGAGCGCAGTCCTGCGCCTTCCTGAACATATACATGCGCGCCGCGAATTGTTACCCACTTGCCGTCTCCGAATTTCGACTTCCAATCTGTTGCCATATCTTCTCTCGCTTTCTATCCCTATTCGCCAGGGATCAGTTCCCGCTGTGGTTGACGGCGGATTCCGTTTGTTTCTGTGAATTCTCTGATCCGGTCTTGCAGATCGGATACACGCTTCTCTGCGTTGTGGAGCCGTTTCTGCTGCTCCTCGTTTTCCGGCAGCTGCTTCATTGCCTGTACGACTCGCTTCCACTTGCGCTCATCCCGTTCCATCTTCCGGAGCTTCTGGTTCATCTCGTAGACCTTCGCGTTCTGCACCGGATCGTATCGGGTGGCCATCGGCCGGCTGATTCCTGGAATGAATGGAAACATCCGGTGCCTGCAGTTCACTCCGCCCAGGCCGTCCACTTCTCCGTATCCGGTCGTTTCGGCCAGGTTCCGGATGTGATATCCGAGGGCATTGTCTGCAACGTCTGTTCCTTCTCCTTCGATTGCGTACACGTAACCCTGCCACCAGGCGTGGTTCGTGTGATCATGCTTGCCGTCTCCGGTTCTTGCTCCGAGATGGCTGCTGACCTCGACGTAGTTCATGCCGGAGTCGTTGGCAACAGCAACACATACGTCGTTTGCCTCACGATTGCAAGCTGAGATTGCATCCCTTCTGACCACGGCCTCGATACTCATGTGCCGAGTTTTTCCCGTCGCCGGGTTCACGTAGGTTGCTCCGTAGAATCCGGCTTCTGCCATCTTCTGGATTCCGCGTGTGATCGCCTCGTCGTAGCTGTAAATGCCTGAAGTCGTTTCCAGGTATGCCTGGTTCAGAATCTGCATGTATGCCTTCTTCGAAGCCTCGACTGCTTTGGTCTCGATCAGCTTCACGGTTCCGTCGACAATTTCCTTGTAGGCTGCCTGGTAGATCTTCTGGACCTCCGGCAGTTTCTTGATCTGGTCTGCAGTCAGATTGACCAGGCCGGCTGCGTATGCTGCATTGATCGTGTCTTCGTCGAGGTTGGCAAAGCCTGCTTTCTTCAGCATGGCCACGATCTCTTTCTTGCTCTTTTTGCTGTATTCGGAGATCGTCTGGACCAGCTGTCCGTTCAGAAGTCCGACCTCGTCCAGCTTCGCGGTGTGCCACTTCAGGGTTCCGCCTACATCCCGGTAGGTTTTGAACCGCTCGGCCACATCAATGACGAGCTGCTGTTCCATTGCGTTGTAGATCGCCAGCAATTCGGCCGTCAGGGCCTCCATTTCTTCGTCTGTGAGCATTTATCACTCCGGGCGGGTATTTGTTCCACCTTTGGCAGAAGCCCCGGATTCGGGCTGTTTCGGGCCGATTCCGGCGGGTGGTTTATTCTGCTGCTTCGACGGTCTCTGCTGTCCGGCTGTTTCCTGTGGACCGTCTTCATCCTCCGGCGGTTCCTCCTCGGCCTCAGCTGCTGCCTGCTCGGCTTTGCGTTCTTGGATCGCATCCGCGAACTCGATCGCCTGCTTCTTTGTCATCTTGTATACGTCCTGATAGTACTGAACGCTGTCGATCAGACCGGCATTGAATTCCAGCATTGCCTGCCGCTTCACCTCAGCCGTGTCTTCGATGATGCTGTCGTCGAAGTCGATCGTGATCTCTTTGGTGTACGGTGCTCCGGTTGCCAGATACATCAACGCCTGAATCATCTCCGTGATGGACCGGCGCAGCACCTTCTCGTGCTGGCGCACGTGGCGAAATAGATCGCTCTGCGTGTTGATCACCTGCGTCTCGTTGGTGTAAACCGTTCCGCCTTTGAACGTGAAATAATCCAGCCCGAATCCGACAGCCTGCCCGACACAGTTGAGTGCCGTCTGCATGCCGTCTGTCAGCTGCTGCGTGCGAAGATCCGGATTGCTTTCTTCGATCAGCTTCTGCTGTCCGCTGTCGTCCATTGTTCCTGATTCCGGCAGTGCGAAGAACTCCGTCTCGTTCTCATCGAAGATTGGGACGTTCATCGTGTTTCCTTTTGCGTCGGCCACGACTTTGTATGTCAACGCTCCCGGCCGCAGGAAGATCTTTTTCTTCCCCAGCCGCAGCTCGTTGCTGAATCCGTCGAATGCCAGATCGGCCGTCTTGATCTCATCGATCGCGTTACCGAACACGGACACACCGAACGGCGAGAAGACGTCGAGGTTATTCTTGATGTTCGGCTTGTAGATCTGGAACAGCTTCACCGGCGAGGCGTATTCCTTCTGCAGGTTCTCACTCGGCACGTCGACGAACTTCTGCGCGCCCATCCCCTTCTGGAACACATGGTTCTGGATCCGGTACGTTCCGTCTCTCTGCTTCAGGTGAACCTGTACGTAGTAGGTGTCCTTGCCGATCATCGAAGCGAAGGCGCAGTCAACGATCTCGCCCCCCTCCATCCGCAGCGGTGCGATCATCGGCGCATACACGAAGTTGATCCTGACCTTGCCGTCGGCTGCTCTGTACTCCGTCGTTGCTCCGGTTCCCAGCGCCATGTACATCTCGATCAGCCATGCGAAGTTCACCTCGAAGTTGTTGTCGTCGAGGATCTTCTTGAGCCGTTCCTGATCGCCTTCGTTCGGCTCCTTGTCCTCGTTTTCATCCATGCTGAACGTCACCTTGTCGTTGTAGAGCATGGATGCCCAGCGCTCGCAGATGAGCTTCGGCAGGCCGAGGCTTGCTCGCTCCAGCGACTTGTAGCTCAGGCCGTTGTAGTGGTTGTAGGTGTGGAACGACTTCACCTTGCCCTTGTACCAAGCGAGCCACTCATCGATGTAGCTGTAGTAGGACTGGTCCAGAACGTCCCTGCCCACCACTTCGTGGAGGTACGCCTTCACGTTGCTCATGTATTCCGACTCTGCGGGTGAGAGCGGTGTGTTGTTATCAGTCTGCATTACTTACCTCCACTTCTTTTTCGTACTGTCTCAGCATTGGCAGGATGGCCGCGACGTTGTTCCAGAACCCCATCACCAGATACCGAGTGGCGTCTTGGCAGTGGTCGTTCTGTTTGACCGGCACTTCCTTGCCCTTATCCAGCTGATCGCTGTCCCACTTGTACTGGGCCATCTCCTCGATCAGCTTCTTTTGCTTCGGGTCCAGCAGCAAGCGCTGCATACTCAGCAGCGTGCTCTGTCTCTGAATTCCTATCTGCACCGTGTTCTGCGCCCCGACGATGTTGACGTCCGGGCACACACGTTTGATCTCTTCCGCCAGTCCCCGTGCGGACGGGTCGATGAATACCTTGATCACCTTCCGTCGGACGGTTGCTGTTTCCTCCGGCTTTGACGTTGCCGGATGTGGTTCCTCGAGCCTGCGCTTGAACTCTGCGAAGTCCCGGGCATACTCACTCGGGCTCCGCTGGTGCTGGCTCTCGCGGCCGCTCCAGTAATACTCATCGAGCCCCTGAAGGCGTTTGTTCTTCGTGTCCAGACCGAATGCCTCATAGGTTGTGGCGTTCATCTGGCCGTAGTCGACCCCGATCCCGATGTAGGCAATGTCCTGCCAGTTGTAGCTGGCGTTGACGTGCTTCTCCTCGCGGAACATGTAGTAGATCACGTCCTCCAGACCGGTGCAGTTGCCCATCCACATCCAGTCATACATGATCGGGTCCGCCGCCTTCATGGCCAGTGCGCTGTCGATCAGTTTCTGGCCGAGCCAGCTCACGGGTACGTCCTGATAGGTGGTGTGGATCCGGATTGTGTCTGGTCGCTGGCACATCTTCTCCGTCCACTGCATGATCGGGTCCTTCGGGTTCTTCGGCGGGTTGAAGTAGTACTCCATGCAGAATTCTGCGTTGTTCCCACGGACGAACGTTGCTTCGATGTTCGCCAGTTCGTCTTCTCCGTCTCCCGCGTCGAAGAACTCCGTCAGCTCGTCGATAATGACCAGCTTGATCGGGTGGAGCTCATCGATCATGCCCTTCGTGTCGTCGATGCTGTCACTCCCGGTGAAATACAGCGTGGTGCCGTACTTCAGGTAGGTGATCTCCATCGGGCTGACCGTGATCTTGAAGGCGCTCCGGCTCATCCCCAGCCGGTTAATCGCCCGCAGGCATTCTTTGAACACCGTCTTCTTGAGCTTGTTGTGGTACTTCCGCAGCATCACGGCGCTGCAGGTCGGGTCGCTGACGATCTTGTAGATCGCCCGGATCGCGGCGCGGCTGCTCTTTGTCCCCGCTCGCCCGCTTGTGTAGATCTTGTGCATGTGGGTCGTGTCGTTGAACGTAGACCAGTATGCCGGGATGATCTGCTCACTCAGTCTGATCTGCGCCATTGTTCTGGTCTCCTGTGGCCGCGGATGCCTCTGCTGGCTCCACACGCTGTCCTGTAGGCTCGTTCTCTGTAGGGGATGACTGTTTGTCCGTACCAGCAGCATCCTGCGACTCTGTGGCTCCTGCAGGCGGCAGATCGTTGATGATCGTTACTCCTCCGTCTCCCTTTCCTGCGTCTGAAGCGTTCATATTGTTCCTTCTGTCCGGATCTCTCTGTCCGAGCATCTGCTTTCCGAGCCATATCTGCATCGTTACGTTGCCCTGACTGGCTGCCTTGAATTGCCATCGGCGCAGGCTGCTGCGGGCGTTTTCGAGTCCTTTTTGATAGACCCGAATAAACTCTTTATCCTTCTGCAGCTTACGGACGGACATATCCAGCATGGCGGCGATCTCTTCTTCGGTGCAGGCGATCTGGGCCATCTTGGCGACTAGGTCATAGTCGATTTTCTTCTTAGGTCTTCCGCCCGGCATCGTTGATCACCTCCATTTCCGGTGCTCAGTCCCTCCGGTGGACGAGCTCTGCTTTCCCTCCTGTCAGTTTCTCCCAGCGGTCGATGATGACATCGACGTAACGCGGATCGAGCTCCATCATGTAGCACGGCCGCATCAGCTGCTCGCAGGCGATCAGCGTGCTCCCGCTGCCGCCGAAGCAGTCCAGCACGTTCTCTCCCTTGAGCGATGAATTCATCACCAGACGTCCGACCAGCTTGATCGGCTTCATCGTTGGATGCAGGTCGTTTGCCTTCGGCTTGTTCTCCCGCAGCACAGTAGTGGCCGGGCCCTGCTCTTTGAACTGCTTGATCCAGTCGCAGAGCTCTGCTTTCGTCATTTTGTCCGGGTTGATTTCGTCGTCGATCACCGTTGCGTTGGTACGGTCTTCCGTGAAGTAGTGACCGGCTCCTGGCTTCCATCCGTAGAGGATCGGTTCATGCTGCCACTGGTAGTCCTGCCGGCCGAGGACCAGGGCGTTCATGACCCAGATCAGCGTCTGCTTGTTCTGGCCGCCTGCGTCCTCCAGGGCTTTTCTGAAGTTCAGACCTTCGCTGTCTGAATGGAAGATGTAGTATGCTCCGCCTTCCTTCAGGGCGTCGAGCATGTTCTTGTAGAAATCCAGGAGGAATTCATAAAACGCACCCTCGGACATGTTGTCGTTGAGGATGCGCCTTCCGTTTCCTTTGCTCTTGCCGTATTTCTCCTGGGCGTCGGTGTTTGCCCCGTAGTTCACGTTGTAGGGAGGATCGGTTACCACCAGATCCATCACCGCTCCGTTCAGGAGCTTTTGCATGTCTGCAGGATCTGTCGAGGATCCGCACATGAGTCTGTTATTTCCGAGTTTGTAGATGTCTCCGAGGTGAGCTTTCGGGTCGGAGGGTACTTGTGGATAGTAGTTGTCTTCTGCTGCTTCTTTTTCGTCTTCCAGCTCTTCGTTGTCCAGGAAGCCGTAGTCCGCCATGTTGAAGATGTCCTCAAGATCGTCAAGCTCTTCCTGCAGGAGATCTTCGTCCCATTCGGAATACTCGGCCACTTTGTTATCCGCCAGCCGGAATGCTTTTACCTGTGATGGCGTCAGATCCTTTGCCACGATGACCGGGACTTCTTCCAGGTTGAGGCTGAGTGCCGCAGCAAGCCTGGTATGTCCATTGATCACGACAAGGTTCTCGTCGACGATGATCGGGCTTCTGAATCCGAAGTCGCGGATGCTCTTGGCAACCATCGGAATCGCTGATTCATTCTTCCGTGGATTCTTCGAGTATGGTGTGAGGGAACGTGGATCCATGTACTGGATCTCTTCTCTCGCTGTCTGGTTTGCTGGCATTCTGTTATCTCCTCCTGGTTCTGGTTTGCTTCTTCTTTTTTGCTTTTCGATGCTGGTATTTCTCTGTATGTAATTTGCTATGTGGAGGGAAACAGACCACCTGATCCCCCCTACCCCCCTTATCCTCCTCGGATGAGAGGGATTGATTTTCAAAATAGTGCCCGGAGTAAGGCGATAACCTCCGGGCTTGTTTTCCGCGTGAAGAAGAAGTGTAAGGGTTACGCATATGACGCATCGCTTCAGATGGCGTTGTGTTCAGGAGGACCCACGCGGCACGCCTGCTCCAGCAGCAGGTACCTTCATTGCTTTCTTGCTCGTTTCTTTCTGATCCGCCTGGAACGGAAAATAAAAACCGGAGCGCTTGCCTCACTCCGGTTGCTGACAGATGTCGTTTTCATCGGTGGCTCTTATTCCACCTACGCGCATAGTAGCACAATTTTTCGTGTCAATTTTGACAACTTTTCGGTTTTTTCAGACTTTTTTACCCTTTTCGGCCATTTCTCGGAGGATTCTGTCCCTTTGGTGATATATCGTCCTGAGCTCGACATGCCTCTCCTCTGCCATGACTCTTGCCGGGATCCGGTACCAGTACATGTCTTCCAGGAACTCTACATCATCCGGATCCAGGCCCACTAGCAGTCTCTCGATGTCTGCCACGTTCTCCTCGGCCTGGACCATCCGCCGATATAGCTTTCGGAGTCTGGCTTCCTCGTCTCCGAAGGTTGCCATTGCCGGTCCTGCTCCGGTAGACTTTGCGTTCGCTTCGGGCTTAATCTTCACCGCCTGGACTGAACCAAGAGAAGATGCGTACTCGATATACGCATCCTCTGCCGAAAGCATCCGGCCTATGTTTTTCCTGAATGCAAACAGGCTATCGCTTAGCTCTCTGATAACCGTGTTCATGACTTACACTCAAAAACCCATCCTATAGACCCAGCTCCTCAAGCGTGTACTTTTTATATCTTTCCATGCCCTTGTACATAATGCTTTCACGGAAAACCGGGAAATTCATATCATAGTTTCCGTCATTAAAACGGATGAAAAGATAACAGTCTTGATCACCGAGCAAATGATCCTCAAACATTTTTTCGATGTACTGCACTCTGTTTCTGAACGGCTTGATTACTGCTGACAGATATTTCCGCTCCACATCGTCAAGAATCGGCTCGACGTGCTCCATGTCTAGCCATTTTTTATAGGCACTGTCATTAAAGGATATATGGCATTCGTTTAACTCGAAATAGTCAATCTTCTCATTGTTATAGCGAACTACAAACTTGTTTCTTTCTTCATTGCTTAAACGTCTGACAAACAGATTACTGAACTTGTACCCGTTCTTGATCATCCATTCCGCATTGGTCATTGTCATGATTTCGATTCTCCTTTTCTTTAGAACTTTGCGATCAATCTATCCATCTTTGCTCCACATTCAGGACAGTGCTGACTTGTGGTCTACGACTGCGCCACATTCACTGCATTTGTAGTATTCGTCTTCATAAACGCTTGCCGGAGATAAGTGTTCCCAGTACCCGAGCTGTGTTTCGCTCTCTGGCTGATACTCAGAAATGATCCTGTCAAGTTTCGCTCGTATTGCACCGACAGACAGGCATGCTTCTTGAGATCATCGACCTTGATGTACTTGATCACTTCTCGATTCTCCCTTCGCGGATCAGATCCGCAATGTTGTACTCACGGAATTTCTGAATATCTCCGAACGGCCTCCCTGGCTGCCTGCCGATCTGCAGGTAGAACGCTGCCCGATGGTCCACGGAATTCGGGCTTGAGTAGAACTCGAGCAGGTTCCTGTCTCCCGTCAGCAGCATCGTCTTGGCACCGATCTCTTTGTACTTCAGCAGGATTGTGATCTCTTCTCCCGTCAGTTCACGCTTCTTCATGGCCGATTGCTATCCTCCTGCTCTGCACCAGGGCTTTTACGTCTGATCGCTCCGGGAAGTATTTGATCGCTGCTTCCTCCATCCGGTAGTGCGGTGTGCTCTTCACGTACTTCCGGACCATCCCGATGGTCGGTGCAAACTCCCTGTCCGTGTCCTGAATGAAGTGCCAGACTGCGACCATCACGTCCAGGAGATCTTCGTCCTGGAGACCCTTGCTCCAGAGACTCAGGAAGGCTTCGCCTTGCTCCTTCGACCAATGCAGGAAGCTCTGGGGATATGCCGTTCGTAGCACAGTCAGGATCTGTCTTGTTTCTTCGTAGGTCATGTGTTCACCTCCTGCTTACACCCCGGCCTAGAACGGCAGGTCATCCCCGTTGCCGCCGTGCCATCGCAATCGCTCCCGATCCCCGCTGGCTCTGGGTGGCGCTGGGGCCTGATTCAGATAACCCTCGAATTTTCCGGCGAAGAGCGTCTCTGGCCGCAGGTACTGCTGCATCTTCGGGTCTGTTAGCCACTCGTTGCACTTCTTGTCGATCACGCTCTTGCAGTCGTCCACGGTAAACCCTTCGCCCAACCGTGCGATGATGTGCTTCGTGCTCGACTTCGAGTATCGGTACTTTGATCCGGTTTTGGCGTTGAGGTAGTCGATGACCAGTTTGGCGTCTTGGGCGAGTTTTGCCTTCTTCGCCTGTTTGGGCGCACTAACCCCATCGGCATCGTCGGGATTTCCCGACATAATATCTTTTGTATTGGGATTGGGATTGGGATTGGGATTCTGCGCCCGCGCGAGCCGCAAGTTGCCGCCGGTTGTTGCAAGTTCGCCGCGAGTTGCGGCGAGTTGCGGCGAGTTGTCGCAAGCCGGCCGCGAATATAGCCCATGATCTATATAATCGGCCGTTTTTCCTTCATCCTGACCGGTCGTTTTCGCGATTAAAGTGTCCGGTTTTTCACCGTTTAATCCGCTTTTTTGCTCATTTTCGACGTTTTCTTCAGTTTCGCGTGCGTTTTCTTCATCTTTTGAGTCTTCTTCGATGATTTCCGCTTCTTCCTCTTCTGATTCGAGCTCGTCGATATCTTCAATCTCTGCTTTCTGCGCTTCTTCATGCCATTCCGGTTCAATCTCTGCCCCGTTGCTGTCCGGTGCAGGGAACTTGTGCTTGGAATTGCGCAGCCGCTGGAAGCGTGCCCACCCCGTCAGATGGATGTACCGTCTGCCGTTGACCGTGTAGTACTGAAGCATTCCCTGCCTCTCGAGTGCGCGCAGTGCTGTCTCGATGTCCTTTAGGCTTACATCTTTAAGCGGGAATACTGCTGCGCGAATAATCTTCGATCGTGCGTCGAAGTTTCCATAATCATCGACGGTGACAAGCAGTCGGTAAAAGAACGACTCCTGAAAGAAGTCAAGCTCATCGATTGAATCGCTTGTGCAAATGCTCGAATTAAGAATTCTATTCGGCATTAGAGAATCCCTCCGTTCTTCCGGCAGACGAATGTGTTTTGAATCCCTGTCGCTTGCTGCACGCGGTACTTGAAGCGCTCCGCGTTACTGTTTCGATCGCTCAGATGCATCAGGAAGATGGCTTTACAGTTGTCCAGGTTCATCTTCTCCAGGTGCTTGATGCAGTGTGCGATGCTCATGTGCGCATCCATGATGCGCTGGTATCTCTTCATGTCTGCCCGGTTGTCGTCTTTCCTCGCCTGCTCATAGGCGAAGTGAACCGTCTGACCGTCGTAGTTTGATTCGATCATGACGTAGTCGACCGGGATGCTGCTTAGATCTGCAGCAAAGTATTTGCAGTCGTTGAAGAAGAACGCTGTCTCCTTCTCAGTCCTCAGAATGAACCCAAGGCTCTCCGGAGCGTCGTGCTCGACGCTTACCGGGGTGACTGTGGTGTCTATGGCGATTACCTTAGCCTGGCCTGCTTTCAGCGTCAGCGTCGGATCGCCTTCAGTGATTCTCTCGTTTGCGTAGACCTTGAAGCCTCGTTTCCTGAAGTCCTTCACGGCTCGTGCGTGGTCCTGGTGCTCGTGGGTCACCAGGATCGCGTCGATCTCCGTTATGTCTACTCCTGCGACTGCAGATTTCTGAACGACTTCTTTGTAGGAGATCCCCGCCTCCAGCAGGATCTTTGCCGGAGGCATGGGGTCTGCCCGCTGCATTTCGATGTAGTAGCAGTTTCCTGAGCTGGAAGAGCCGAAGTTTATGAATTTCATCGGCTGTCACCTTTTCAGAACGGATCTTCCGTATTTGCCGTCTGCCGTGCCGCAGGAGCCGCTTTCCCCGCTTGGGTGGTAGCTTGCCCGTCCCTAGCAGGAACCTCGCGGATTTCGCCTGTTTCTGCCTCAATCGCAGGGGCTTCTACTTTCTCGCTGGCGACGGATTCTGTTACTTCCGCTTCGACTGCGTCTTCGATGTTTACAGTCCCTTCTGAGGCATCCTCGAAGGCTCCAGCTGTGAAGGCATTTCCGAAGTCCTTCGGCATTGCCTTGATCGCGTTGTTTCTCATCTTCCGGAGAATCATGGATTCTCTGCTCTGCGGTGACTTCCAGGCCGGTGACATGACCTCCAGGGCTTCCTTGTCCTGGAAGATCTCATCCAGGCTAATATTGGCGATCCTGTCGATCAGTCCTGGGTGCTTGCTGTCATACATCAGGTTCTGGCCGATATGCGCCAGCAGGTTCTTTTTGACGTCCTCACGCTCTGCGATCTCCCAGACGACTGTCCCGTCTGTCATCTCGATCGGGTAGACCACCCTAACGACTTTGCTGGTCATGTCTTTCGGCGCCCATGTCGGCGGCTGAATTGTCAGACCGTTGAAGGATGGATATGTGAATCCGTCGTTTTCTCTGACAGCCCAGAATGGATGGACCGTCTTAACTCCGACTCCATACCTCCTCAGGATCTTGTCGTATCCGTCGCCCATGATGCCGAAGTCGAAGTAAGGCTTTGCGTTCCGTGGAGCTCTGACGATGACGTAGCATTCTCTTGGGTTTGCATTGGCGTTCAGTCTCAGCAGCGTAGCTTCCTGGATCACGCGGATCAGCTTCGTCTGGTCCATGTCCTTGATTGCCAGAGACTTGGCTTCCATCTGCTCTGTCATGGCGCTCAGGAGAGCATTCCCGCATGCGATCTGCTCTGCATCGTACTTGATGTTAAGCTGCTCACCCTGGCGGATGATGCTATCCATGTATGCGTTCTGGACCTTTTGCATGGCAGTCTGAAGCGCTGCCGATTTCTGGTTTGCTGCAATAATGCTGTCTGTCATTTTTATTTCCTCTCTTATCTGGTTACCAGTTCCACGGTCTTATGATTGATGTCGTCGACTTTCGTCGTGATGATCTGCGAGTTTGTAGTGATGCTGCTGAGCGACGCAGTGTCTAGCTTGTCAGCCTCGTCGAAGATGTACGGAATGTCTGCGATCTGGAGCTTATTCTTGATGCATTCTGCCATGTAAATTCCGGCGAGGATCTGCTCGGATCCGGACCCGTTGAGGAAGGCTGTATCCTTGTCCAGAACGCTCGGGTAGCACACCTCGCTCCAGCTCCCTTCCTTGATGTTCTCCTGAATCAGCGTGAAGTGAATCCGCGTCCCGAAGACTGTTTCGATGCGCTTGTTGAAGGCATCCAACTTTTCCCGGATGAACTCGTCGCAGAGTGCGAGGCACTGCTCGCCCTTAACCTGGGCCTTCTGCGCAGCGTCCTTCTGGATCTGCAACCCGTGGATTGTCTCCTGCGCCTGCGTGTAAGCTGCGTGCTGTCCGATCACCTTGTTTGGCACAGCCTTCTGCGTTTCCAGATCCTGAATTTTGGCCGCCTGCGTTGTGTCGTTACGGCTTGCAGCTTCTCGTGCCAGTAGTGTGTCTCTCTTTGAGGCCACGTCGACTTGCATGATCTGCAGTTCTGGAGAGGCAATGAACTTGAGCTCCTTGATATTCTCAGAGCGTTCTTTTTCCAGATCGGCCAACTGATTCTGCAGGTCTTTGACTGCCGCATCCAGAGGATTGCGGTCTGATTCGGCCGCTACCAGTTTCTTTTCCAGTTCATCAGCCATCAGCTGCAGGTTCTGGATCTCGAGCGCAATACTCTTACCCTTTGTAATCGTTTCGTCGATGTTCTTCTGCAGCCTTTTCTTCTGGTCATCGATGCTATCTTGGTTCAGAATGAATCCGCAGTTCGGGCACTTCACTGCTTCTGTATCTGCTTTGTCGATGGAGTCTTTCATTCTGTGATAATCTGCAAGCAAGCGGTCTTTTTCGCTCTGCTTGGCGCTGATTGTCAGCTTTGTACGGTTCAGCTCCAGCTGGTCCGCGTTTGTTTTGTTATCGAACAAGATCAGCTCATTCCTGGCTTTCCTGAGCTCCTGCTCTTTCGCATCGACCTTCTGGCTGTAGGTCTTCCGGAGATCCTCCTGGGTTTCCAGCTGCTTTCTGAGCTCTGCCCGCTCCTTCGACTCCTGCTCGAATGCCTTATCTCTTGCTTCGATGTATTCCCTCTTTGCCACAGCGAGCATCGGATCTTCTGTGGATCCATTCTGGATCGCTGCGATGGACTGATTGATCTCTGCGATCTGCTTCTCTGCCCGATCCAGATCTTCCTGTGAGGTATCTGCGATCAGCTCCAGCCCTGAGATCTGACCGGCCAGGCTCTCGACCTGGGTCTTTGCATCTTTGATCTTGCCGGCGTAGAACTTCTTCGCCTTGTCGGTGTCCCAGCCGGCCGTTTTGAGCCGATCCTCGATAGTCCTGAATTCCGGCTTCGTCCCGATGATCTCTTCGTTGGTTACGTCTCCGACCAGCTCGATGATGAATTTCCGCGTCACCTTCCAGTCGTTTCTGGCGATGTAATACGGATCCATGATTGCCCGCAGCAGGTCAAATTTTCCGATTTCTGTCTTCCCTTCGACTCCGAAGTTCTTTGCCAGCGTCTTCCGTGCCTCGGTGATGGCTGTCTTTACGTCGTCGAGGTAGTAGATCGTCTCGTGTCCGGTCATCGTCAGGTCGTTTGACCCTCGCGTCTTGACCCACTTTTCTTTGTAAACCTTCCGGAGCTTGAAGCTGTCGAATGTCAGCTCTACGCTCACTTCTGCGCTCGGATCGTTTTGTGGCTTGATGCTAGGAAAATCTGAGCTTCCGTCCATCATGAAGTCTGTCATTGCCCAGTAGATCGCCAAGATCGTGTTGGTCTTTCCCTGCCGGTTCGGGCCGGAGAAGATGTTGATTCTGCCGAGGTGATCGTATTCCGCGTGCTGGATGTTGCGAAAGTTGTCGATCACGACTTTTTTCAGTTCCATGATTCCTCCTTATCGATACTGATCGGTTTCATATCATCGGTATTATCGAAGAGCTGTGCATCTCTCCGTTCTTTCCATTCTTTCTCGTAGCACTTTTCACACACTGGATATCCGAATGCTCCGCTCATATCACAGATGATCATTGATGTGAAGCTGTCTCCAAATATCAGTTTTTTTCCGCAGCATGCGCAGTTGATGATCTCGTCCATGCTGTCCGCGACCAGAGGTGTATGCCATTTCTCCGGAAGCACTTCAGGTTTCTCATACCGATGGTTCATATAGCTATACTTTCTGACTACCGTCATTCTGTTATCTCCTCCTGGTCTTCATCGAACATGCTTATCTGGTCCACCATGCCCAGGGCTCTTCTCACGTTCCTGGTCTGCTTCAGCATGGTGTATGCTCGGCGGTCGTTATCTGTTACCGACCGTCTGATTTCGTCGCGGCTCGTGGTCAGCTTGTAGCCCTTCGGGCCGTGGGCGATGTACTCTGGCTGCTTCCTTCCGTCGTAGGTCTTATTGAAGTCCTCGACCCATTTCCGGAAGGCTCTGTCGCTGATTCCATTCCCTTCCTGACGCAGCTCTTTCAGGATGTCCTTGCGCTTCTTCCAGTGTGTCAGGTTCAAGTCACTTATCTGCATGGCCTTACCTCAGACTTTGAATCCTTCTTTCTTGACCGCTTCCATCATCCATTCCACGGCTTCTGGTTTGCTGATGTCGCGCAGGGCATAGCTGCCATCATCGGCCACCGTTCGAACGAACGTCTTGCCTAGGTCGCGCCATTCACCTTGCAGGATCATTCCTTCGGGTCCGACGGTGATTGACTTCCAGTCCGCAATGGCAGCCTTGACCTCGTATCGAACGAATCTGACAGAATAGAATTCGAACTGTTTCTCCTGGATGAACTCCCCGAGGTACGTGTCCTCCCAGTTATTCGGGTCCTCCAATATCCGCTTGCAGCGGGCTTTGGTCCATTTCTCGCTGCTCATCCGATCATCCTCCCCAGCTGAATCAGCCTGATCGTTGCGTCGATTACCAGCGGGATCATGATCAGCGCCATTGCGATGATCAGCCGTGCTTCCTTCTCCGTGAACTCGCTCATGCCTTGAACTCCTTCGGCTCCTGCCCATGCGTGATCTCGAAAGTCCTGAAGGTTTCATCAAAGTGCTTGACGACCTCCGGGTCCTTGCTAATCTCATAGGCATTCGCCAGCAGTTCAGTGCCTGCTTCAGACTTTCTGAGGCTGACCATGATGGCGATCATCTCCACCAGGACTTCGTCTCCCTTGCCGTGGATGGCAGCTCCTACCATCTGCTCTTCACTCAATTTGCAGTAAATCATTGTGGGTTTTTTCTCCTTTCGATTTTTTCTGATTCGTGATATTCTCAAGTCGTGGGTTTTTCTTGAGTCTCCTGGTCGTGCAGGGGGCTCTTTTTTCTGGCTCCTGCTGACCTCTCTGAAGTACGATCTTCTCCATTTCCTTCTGGCTGATTCCCTGCGACTCGAGTACTGTCTTCAGCCTGACTTTCTGTCCCCAGACGTAGAAGTCTCCCAGGGCTTCCTGCTCTTTCTTCTGGATCTGACTGAAGAGCTTCGCAACCGGCTCCCGTGGCATCTGCAGCAGTTGTTCCACCTCCCTTCTGTGGTTCCGTAGAGTTCAGCGAATTGACAGTCGAGTGCTTTGGCGATTCTTTCCATCGTCTTGGTGGATGGGTAGTGTTCATCGCCAGCTTCGATGTAGCTCAGCGCCGATCTTGCAACGCATGCCTTCTTGGCCAGCTCGATCTGCTTCATCCCCTTTGCTTTGCGGAGTTCTAGAACCCTGTTCTTCATGTCTCATCTCTTTCTGCTTTACTACTTTTAAACCGTAGTCGCCGGGCACAAAAAATCACTTCTTCGGTGGGCACAGCATTGCACTCGGGATGCCGTATAATTCCGACATCTTTCCGTGCATTTCCCAGTTCGGAGAAGTCTTCCCGCTTTCATAATTCTGCAGTGTTGCCTCAGATATGCCGAGCATCTTGGCCGCTTCCGATTGCTTCAGCGACGCATTGACTCTGGCTGCTGCATACGATATTCTCACATCCTTCTCATGCATCATCCGTCACCTCCTGCCAAAAACGTACTACGTTTTAATCGTAGTGTCAACGGTAAAAGCGTAGATTTTTATGCTTTATCTTGAAACTTATCCGTTTTCCACGTAGTATCTTGTTGGGAGGAAACCATGAACTCAAATGCTCGCGACGTCTTTGCCCGCAATCTGAAAAATCTAATGAAGCTCCGTAAAAAAACGCAGACCGACATATCGCGGGATCTTCATCTGCCTCTGACGACTGTCTCTGGCTGGTATAACGGCGCAAGTTACCCTCGCGTCAAAAATATGCAGGATCTGGCCGACTACTTCAATGTCAGCATGCGAGATCTGACTGACGAGCCCGATGGGCCCTCCGCTGCTTCTGCTTCTGTTCCGGTTCCCATCTACGCTCCGATCTGCTGCGGCAACGGCGGATTCGTGGACGACAATATCCTGGACTACATCTCTCTGCCTTCTTCCTGGCTCTCTGCTTCGAAGGAATACTTCGCTCAGACTGCCTCCGGAGATTCAATGGAAGGGGCCGGGATCTATGACGGGGATATCCTGGTCTTTGAGAAGGTCAGCACTCCTCAGCAGGGCCGCATTGGCTGCTTCTGCATTGATGATAACGAGGCGATGTGCAAGAAGTACCGGGTTGCGGCCGATGGCCGTATCTATCTCATGCCGGCTAATCCGAACTATGATCCGATTCCTGTAGATCCAGGGATGGAGCACTTCCGGTGTATCGGCCTCTTGGCGTTTGTAATCTCCGATCGCCGCTCTGAATGAACACACAAAAAAACGGCCGAAGGCAGCGGCAACTGTCCTCGGCTCTGGTATAGCGTTCCCTGTAAATGAGGTTAGTCGTTCGTGGGTTTTGCTATGCCTCCATCGTATCACTTTGGAGGTCTTTTATGTCTGTTTCTTACGATCCGAAGACCAGGACTTATTTCGGGCAGATTGTCTGGTTCGACGATGATGGCCGCCAGCATGTCAAGAAGAAGCGGGGCTTTCCTGGAAAGAGAGAGGCTCGTAAATGGTGCGAAGATCAGCGCCTGGAAGCCGGCCACACGTGCTTCACGTTCCGCGCTCTGGCAGAAGAGTATATTTCTACCGAGGCAGATAAACCAGAGGCTACGAGGCGCGACAGGCGGTTCCTGCGTGATTACGCAGGCTCTCTGGCAGACCTGGACGTGACCACGCTGAAGAAGTACAAACTGGTCTCCTGGAGAAACGAGATCGGTGCCCTGGATCGCAGTACGGTCTACAAGAATTCGATCCTGGCTTTTGTTCGCCTGGTTCTCCGGTATGGATCTGATACCTATGGCTTCCCTGCTCATGGCGGTGTCCTGACCCCGTTCAAGAAGAAGTCCTCGGAACATCATGAATACGTGATCTATTCTCCGGAGGAATTCGAAGCATTTCTGCATCATGTCTCTCATCCGGTGTATCATGCCTTCTTCCGTCTGATCTTCTGGGGAGGACTTCGTCGTGGTGAAGCCCTGGCTCTGCAGAAGACGGACGTGCTGCCAGACCAGGCGGTTATGATCCGAGGGTCTATGGAAGGAATGAAGACCGGGATCCACGGCCCTAAGACCTACAGCTCCTACCGGAAGGTTCCCCTGGACCCGGGCACGTATAACGAACTGCAGACGCTCATGGACATTCCTGGCCCGTTCCTCTTTGGCGGGGACCGCTGTCTGCCTACAACGGAGATCATCCGGGAAAAGAAGGAGGCCGCAGAGGCTGCTGGTCTTCCAGTATGCAGGACTCATGACCTCCGTCATGCCTCCGCCACGATGCTGCTGACGAACGGTGCGGATCTTACGGCCGTCTCCCGCCGCCTCGGCCATGCAGATGTCTCCACCACGCTGGACATCTATTCTCATGTCACGAATGAATCCAGCCGGGATCTGCAGGACCGCCTGGACCGCCTTGCTGCAGAAGCAGACACAGCCGCAATCCCGAAAAAATAGCATCAGAATAGGCTTTCCTGAGTTCTTTTGATTTATTTTTTGGCGAGTTTTCTGAAGGTCTGGCACTAAAAATGGCACTATTTTTTCACCGTTTCGAGGCGATTTTCAAAAAAATGGAAGGAGCTCGTGGCTCCTGTTTTTTTGCGCGTGGTTCTTCCTGCCCTTGTTCAGGGCAGGATGTTAACCGTGACCGTTTCGCTGTAGCCTTCTGGCGCCACCTCTTTGATGTGCTGGCGGCACTGCTTCTTGGCATCTGCAAGTGTCCCTCGTGCCCAGAACTCCTCGCCTTCGAACTCGAAGCCCCAGTAGCCGTATCCTCTCGGGCCGTGCCCATTTTCGAATCTGTATTCTCTGTCAGTGAACTCGATCCTCATTTCTGTTTCCTCCTCTTCTTAGCGAATGTATCCGTGGGTGCTTAACCAGCCGCCCTTGTTGTAAAGCAGTACGTCTTTGTAGCTCTCGTTCTTGATCCCGTCGCTGATCTTTTCCCAGTCCTCAGCGCTGATCGTTACCTTGTTTCCTTCCTGCTGGAACTCTGTGATCCCGTTCTCCTCGATAACTCTCCATGTGTCTATGATGGCTTTCAGTTCAACTGTTTCTTTCATCTTTGTTCCTCCTCTTTTCTTTGTACACACAACATAAATGGAGGCCGGCCATTTATCCAATGAATCCGCTATACAGATATGGCCAGAATGACAAGATGCTCTCGGACACAAAAAAAGAGGGAGGTTACTTGCCTCCCCGTTCGATATCATCCCTGACCAGCCGCCGCAGGTAGTCCGTCTTGTTCTGCTGGCTCTGCAGCTTCTCTATGATGTCTCTGTCCCTTTCATTGTTGAAGCGCAGCGTGATCTTCGTGGTGTGCCTGGCTTGCCATTCCCGGATGGTTTCAAGCCTTTCCTCAGAAGTCCTTACCATCGTCGGTCACTCCCAGAAAGTCCATGCTGTAGTGCTCTGTTTCTTCCGGGCTCAGCTTTCTGCCGTAATAGATCACATTCCAGTACCGATTGTCGCTCTCATCGAAATCGTAGAACCCGTTCGGCTGGGCCCCGATGTCTACGGGGCGCTCCCGCATCCCGTACTTGTATAGATTTTCCATTGCTTTGCTTTTCCTCCTATTTCATTACTTGCTGTGGATCTCTTCTTTCACTTCGTCTTTGTGCTCCTCCATCCAGGAATCCAGAAGATCGCATGCCTTCAGAATCCTCTCTGCGAATGCCCGTGCTTCCTTCGTGCTTGTGTTTCCGATGCATGCCCAGTTCACTTCCGGGAAGACCTCCGTCTGGAAATAATAGCGTTCCTCGGCATTCTCATCATCGTTCATGATGAGCTTCGTCTGGGTTCTCAGGTAAGCCATGACGTCATTGTCGTAATATGGTCCTTTCCCTGTCTTGATCTGCTCGTTGATGCTTGCTGCTGCGATGTTGATTTCGTTCTGTTTCATGTGGGTTTTCCTTGCCTTTCTTTTCCTTTCGGTACTCACAACATACCGATAGGCCGGCATAATATCCAACGAATCAGCTATACACAACCGCCAACAAGTCAAAAAGAAAAAACCGCCCGGATCTCTCCGAGCGGCTGTCCGAATTAATTAGATGTCGAATGCGTTCACACAAATAGTCAGTCACGATGTCACGTTCGGGCGTGACGGCCCGGTCCCGGTCTCCCTCCGGTTCGTCGAGGCAGTGATGCTCAAATGGGCAATCCTGATAGATGCCCATAGATCAGCGGATCACCTCCTCTCTTACTGTCCGGAAACGTCGTTGTAATACTTGCTATTGGAAATCCCGATCAGTGCGCCGACAAATGTGGCCACGGCTCCGATGGTGGCAGTTACCGTTGTCATATCCTGGTGGTAGATCGTTCCCAGCGTGCTGATCAGCGTGATCAGTGCGGGGACTGCGATGATGCAGATCCACTTCAAAACGCTGTAAACCTTATCAGAAAATACCATGTTTCTTTCCTCCCTTTCAGTTGTGGTAGAAGTACTCATTCAGGCTGTCTCTCTGCTTGCGCAGATCCTCTACGCCGTTTCCGTCGATTTGGTGGTTCAGGCTTGCCGCGAGTGCGGTTCCCAGCTTAGCCAGGGCATCGTTTATCTTCTTTGTTTCTTCATCCCTGGTGGATAGGCTTTTCTCGACCCGTTGGATTCTTTCATCGTGGTCATTCAACCGTTCGTAGTCGCGGGACAGCTTTTCGTTGATTTTGGCCTGTTCGGCCTCAAGTTTTCCAGTCGCTGTCTTTCTTCTGATCTGGCGATAGAGGGCCAATATCGCGGCGACGGCGGCCGCAATTCCTCCAATCGCCAGGATCGTGCGCATGAGCAAATTAAAAACCAGATCAAGCGCCTTCATTTCTTCCGGTGTCATTTCTGGTCTCTCCTTAGTTCTTCAGCGCTTCATCCAGGAGGTTTCTGGCCTGCTTCACGTCGAGCAGGATCTTGTCTGCGCGGGTGTTCGCGGCGGCCAGTTTGATCTTCAGGTCGGTGTTCTCCGCGAGCAGTTCGCTGTTCTTTTTCTTAGCCTCTTCCAGGGCCGCCTGTGCTTCCGTTGTGGCTGTGTCTTCAGGTTCCGTGGCTGGTTCTTCGTTCTTTCCTGAATCTCCCGTATTTGCGTTGTTTTCGGCCAATTTCGCGAGGCAGAGAACGTTCGGGAGCTTGCGTCCCGTGTACTTCACGACCTTCCCGTTGTAGACCATCTGGGTTGATCCGCCGCCGTCCAGGATGATCATCTCTTTTACGTTGCAGCAGGCCTGAGCCAGGGACTGCATTGTTCTCGGGAAGCAGTTACCATTACTGATCGCCAGATACCACTTACCGCTATCGTCCATCCATGCTGCTGTCTGCGTAGTACACAGATCATCCTTCTCTCCGCATGCGGTGCTCTTGGCGTTGATGAACTGCCCGTTGTGAATCCTTACGGCGTACGGACTGCAGGCGAAGATTACATCTGACTTCCTGTACCAGTAGTCCGGGCTCTTGCAATATCCGCAGGTTCCGTTGTTCAGCTGGTAGAAGACCAGAAATCCTTCCTGATCCAGGTGCGCAATCTCGAAGTTGTCGCCCTGCTCCAGGCCCAGATGATCACCGTTGTTCATGTTGAAATAATTACAGTTCACCTTGGCCAGGACCGTCAGGATCGTCTTGTTTCCTTCGTCTCCGTTGAGGTCCTTGATGTCCTGCAGGGAATCCTTGGCGCTCCAGAGGTGCACCCGCTTGTAGTTCCCGTATCCGCGAACGACGGTCATTGCTACTCCGTCGTAGTTCAGCTCGTTGATTCCGTCTTTGATCTCCATCTTTGTCGCTCCTTTGAGCCTGAAAGCTCCGGCGATGTCCCAGGTAGTTGTCTTGAGGCACGCTTCTCTTCCCGGGGACTGGTTCATTCCGTACATGTACTTCACGCCGTTCTTGATGTAGCACATGGCCACGTGGCTGATCGGTTTGGAGCTCTTGGCGTTTCTCTTCCGGTGGTACCAGAAGCACCAGTCTCCCGTGCGCAGGTCGTTCGGGTTTGTAATAAAATCGAAGTACTTTGCATACCTCGATCTTGTCAGCCAGTAGTTGTCTGCGTATCCGTCCCCTCCTGCGGGAAGGACGGGGATGCCCTGCAGCTGGCAGTACCACTTGAAAAGGTCGACGCACTGGTATCCGTATACCCCGTCGACGTCTTTCTTCTTGCCGACTGTCTGCTGGTAGAAGTCCTCTGCTGAGATCATTCCTTTTCCTCCTTCGGGTCTTCCTCTACTTCAATCTGGAACCTGTAGTTCCAGAAGGAGACCTTCTTTTCGTCCGCGTGGAAATGCTCGGCCAGGATCTTCTTTGCTTCGTTAAGATCGCAGACGATCATCTTCACTTCCTTAGCCATCGGTCTTTTCCTCCATCTGCGGGTTCTCTTCGGCCCTCAGCGGGACTTCGTCCCAGGGGCTGAAGATGTACCTTTCCGGGTCTTTTTCATCCTGCAAAAGGCGGCCCTTCGAATAGTCCGGGCGTTCCGTCAATTCCTTGCCAGTAGTGCTGTAAATCTTCATATTCTGCCTCCCTGAATGCTTTCTCTATCAATTCCTCCCGGCTCTTCTTTTCGTGCCCTGGAGCCGGCTTAAATAGCGCATAGAATTCCTTGTCCATGCTCTGTATGGTCTTCCAGCACGAGTTGTAATCGGCCAGGAGTTCGTTCCGCCAGCTCATGTACCAAAGAAAAACATCTTTCTCGGATGCCCTTCCTTCGTCCACCAGCTTGCGCTGTTTCTTCAGTCTTCTTCTCTCCCGGGTGATCTTGTCGTGTGTTGGCCGTGTGATCAATCTGTTACCGTCTACGTTGTACTTGGTCTGCAGATACGTGAATCCATGCGAGAGCTTTACGATCTGAGTTTTCTTCTCATTGATCTCTAGGCCTTCGCTATGGATGATCTTTACTGCTTCACGCAGCAGCGTAGCTGCTCGATCTTTATCTCTTACGATGCACCGGATGTCGTCCATGTATCGGCCGTATGCCTTTTCTCCCTGAACGATCTTTATCCAGTCGTCCAATCTGTAAAGGTAAAAGACCGCACATATCTGCGGTATCTCTGCACCAAGGTTCAGCCCGTTGTCTCCGTGGCTTGATGCTTCTATGCAGTAATCGATGAAATTCAAAACCTCGGCGGATTCCTTGACGTGTTCATGGATCTGTTCCTCCACTCTCTTTACGTTGATGCTTCCGAAGTAATCATGAATGTCGATCAGCAGAACGCATCCGTCGTCTCCGTACTCCGCGATGTATTCCCTGAGGTCGATCTCCAGTCGCTTTCTGGCCAGCGAAGTTCCGCGGTGTTTCAGCGATGCGTAGTTATCGTAGATGAGGTACGGTGTAATCTGCGGAATCAGAACCTTCATGCAGATTACCTTCTGCACGATGCGGTCTCTCATGGCCGGGGCTTCGATACGCCGGATCTTTCCTCTCTCGTGAATCGTGAAACGGACCAGCTGGCTTACACGGTAGGTTCCGTCCAGGATTTCTTTCCTGAGTTGCAGGTTGTTCTGCAGCAGGTTCGCCCAATACTTATGAGTGCTTTCTTTCCAGTGCCCGTCTTTGATGCACTCGTAGAATGCCTCGTTTAGGTTGTCCAGGCTGAATAGCTCATCTAGTGTCATAAACAAAAATAAAATAAAGCCCCGGTAGCTTCATCAGTCGTAACCGGAAGCGTGGCTTCATGTATTTACCCTTCCTGGAAGGTCAGCTTCTCCTTATTGCCGTGTTTCATCTTTCCTTTTCCGGAAGGTCCGCACCGCATTAATCCCGAGGACGTAATTGGCGTTGGTCACGCCGTTATTGTTCGCATTGCCGTTGTTGTTGACATTGGCGGCATTGGACGTCGAGGCTGAGTTTTAGAAGCTAACCTGTGGGGCTACTTGAGTTCTTTCTTGAAGTGGTTATCTGAGGCGCGCCACTTCTTCAGCGAGTTGATCATGTGCAGGATGTCTTCGATGTCTCCGGTGTATTTGCTGTCTGAAACCTTCAGCCGGTGCATCGTGATCTGGTAGTTCGTCAGGAGCGCGTAGCATAGTCCGATCGCTCTGTTCATGCAGTCGCGCCTTGTCTCGTAATCTTTCAAGGTGTATGGGTAGGTGTTCGCGATCCGGATGTAGCGCAGGATCAGGTCTCCGATGGCTAATATCTCCCGGCACTTGTCATCTACGAACGCCTTATTCTTCTCGTATTTGTCCTGATCGACCCCGAAGTGGTTATACGCGCAGTTGGCCAGGTCATCGGCCATCTTGAAATAAACGGCATCGAATTCCCGCCTTGATTCGTTTCTTTCGCTCTTGGGTACGTTTGACATATCTTTTTGGCCGCGCCCGCAAGGGGCGCGGAATGATCAATACACGCCAATAAGCCCGAGGACGTACGTGGCGCCGGCCACGCCGCCAGCGTCCGCATCGCCGCCGTTGTTGACACCGGCGGCAACGGACGTCGAGGCGATGTCGCGGAGCCAGCAGTAGATGTTACCCAGGAGTTCGTTCGGTCTGAAAATATGGAAGGCCCGCAGTGGCTTGTATCCTTCTCCGGTATCGAATCCTGAAGAGCTCCAGGCGATGTGGCCGTAGATTTCTGCTTCCGTAGGTGCGGCGATGATCTGGCCACTGGACCAGGACCATGAGCTTGCACCGCCGCTAGCTGTTCCGAATCTGTTTACCTGCGTTTCTGTGATGGCCGTGGAATACAACCGGTTGTTGCTGATCAGGCTGAGGCCCAGCGTGCTCATGTCGCTCTTCACGTTCGTCAGGACTTCTCCCGTGAGATACGCATGGAGATCGCTTGCCACGTATCCACCTGTCGTCTTACCGCTTGAGTTCCACGCATGAGTCTTTTTAGTGTTCACGATCACGCCCCAGTGTCTCGTATTCACGACTGCGTTGTTACCGTATGCCCCGTACCAGTGATCGTAGTCGGCCAGGATGTAAACGTAGCCGGAGGCCCCGGTGAAGTAGTCGCCTTCGTGGAATCCGTAGGCCTCTGGGTCTCCGCTGGCGATGGCTGTCTTCAGTTCGCTGATCCTGGACGTGATGTCCTTTCTCTTGTATCCGGCGTGGCGCTTCGTGTATTCCGCGAGGATCGCGGCCTTCAGCTTCGCATAGGTGATCGATTTCGTTCCGCCGGATGAATTGTCCAGCAGGAGCAGATCGCCGTCTGCAGGCGTGTCCTTCGCGGTGAGATTCGTCGGGGTGACTGCGGCGATGCCTTCCTCGATGTGGTTCAGGTTGTCTGCGTTGATTGCAGGCTTCTCGTCGTTCACCCATTTGGTCTTTGTATAGCTCATGTCTTACTCTCCTTCCTGGATCATGAAGTCCATTGCTTCTACGGCCTCGACCGGGAGCTTTACGTTCTCGATGTCCTGCAGCTGAATCTGGCTGATCGGGAAGTCGATTTCTTCTTCTCCCAGCTCTGTGATCTTCTGCAGGCATTCCTGGTAGTTCGGGTTGTCTGGCTTTACTACCCCGTCTACGGCGTACTGGCCGACGATGTCGTTCCTGGTTTCCTCGTAGGACTTCAGGGCGTCCTTCATGGCGTTGCGGGTCTTCACGATCCGGTATGCCGCCTTCACCGGCATCTGCTCTGTCTGAATCTTTTCAAGTCCTGCGAGTCTGTTCATTGCTTCTGTTGCTTTCATGCTGTTCCTCCCTTTTATGCACTTTCATACCCGACAAGTGCCTGGTATGTGTTTCCATCTGTTCCCTTAACAGAGCACCATCCAAGTTTGTAGTGCCATCTATGGATATGCCCTGATTCCTTGGCACTTACGGTTTGCATAGTGACGTATGCATTTTCGGATTTAAGAACTAAGGCGTTGTTTGCCTGAACGTCCATATTTCCGTTTGTACTTACCTGTATGAAGGATGTGCCACCGGTGTTTGTTTCGAGCCTTATTTTTCCATCGTTCTGGAAATAAAGCTGACTTGTCTTTCCTGTTGATGCAATGTTCTTAAGAACTACTCCGTAGGTCCCGGATGAATACAAGGCGAGCAGATTCTTTTCAGAGCCTCCAGAAAAGTTCTGAATTACGGCTTGATTTGATCCACTTGTATTACTCCAGATGTACATCTGGTTTGCCTTTGTTTTTCCGTCATTTTCCGAGTAGTCGTAGTTGTAGTACCAGAAGATGTTCCCGTTACCAGTTCTGGCTTCCATATCGATCTGGTTACATAAAACGCTGGCAGCGCTTCGGTTGCTTATGACGAGCGTCGGGGCGCCTGAGTTGTAATTGAGTTCGATATCGTTTACGGCTTTTTCAGATGCGTTGTTGTTTGATATCAGGATCTTCGGGTTTCCACTTCTTTCCAGGAGGTAAATCTCGTTTTCTTTCTTTCCGGAAGAATTGAAATTTCTTAGAGCTATCTTGGCGCCGGTGAATCCATCCGTTGAGTCGTAAGCGTTGTTCCAGAGGAATATGCCGTTTGCGTATATCGATGATCCCGGGTAGTAATTCTTCATCTGGATGGAGTTGTAGTCGTACTTTGTTGTTCCGTCCAGGTGCTTACTGCTTTCGATATCGATTATGTTTCCGATGTATGCAGGGTCGGTGTAGTAGTAATTTTGGAGCTTCATGGTGTTACCCTTTGAAGGCTCGCTGTTCCCTGTTACGTAGATCGAGTTCGCAAGGTCCGAGTAATACGCGGAATCTTCGGAGGATGCCTTGGTGGTCAGGTAGTTCATCAGGTTGATGTAGTTCCTGTTGTTTGTAGCGCTTGCCTTGTCCAGGTTCGTAACGGTTACGGTATCGTTGGCCATCCGGATTATTGAGGCACTGTTTCCTCCGGATGTGCTCTGGTTCTCGGCATTAAATTTTCCTTTTGTCTTGAATTCAATTACGCCGCTTCCTTCGATAATGCCTCCGGTCTTCGCGTCGTTTGTCCGCATCTCGACGTAGGAATTGCTCGTGTCTCCGAAGGTCAGGCTTGAGCTGTAAATATCTACGGCATCGATCTCTCCGGTGGTTATCTTGGCACCGTTGATTTCAGTGTAGTCGCTGGCCTGGGCTTTTTTTGCAGCAAGATCGGCATAGGTTACGTACACGTCTTCATCGACGCTTGTTAGGTATCCGCTGTCGTTCGTCAGCTCAGATGTTTTCGTCGGCACCTTGATGCTGTCGTTCGTCAGCTGGGAGGTCTTCGTGGGTACCGTGATGCTCTTTGTTCCGTCGCTGTTTGTGATCGTCAGGAGACCATTGATCGCGACGTGGGATGCCTCGATCTTCACCTCTTCCGCGGTTTGGTTAATCTTCGAGACGATCGTGTCTCCGGTGTATTCGTCGGAGTCCACTTTCTTCTCTACCTTGGATTCGATTCCTGCAGCTGTCTGGGTAATCGTGGAGCTCAGCTCTTCCTTTGTCTTCTGGGCGTCGATCTGCTTCTCGTATGTTTCTTCGACCTTACTTGTGATCTTGTCAGATTCTACGGCAATCTCAGCGGTTACCTCGCGGTGCGTTGTGTACTCACTGAAGTCTCCCTCTGGGTATAGCGTTTCTCCCGGGTATCGCGTTTCTGCTGGGTACAGGCCGAGTTTGGAGACCTTCTTGTTCAGTTCTGCCTGGATCTCCGTCACCGTGTCCTGGCTGGCCTTCAGTTTGATGGCTTCCGCGTTCTGTTTGATGGAGGTCTCGTTCTCCGTCGTCTTCGTCGTGAGTTCAGTAATCTTATCATTGGCTGCGCTCAGGCCATTTTCATTGGAGGTGATTCGGTCGGAGTCTTTTTCGACCTTCTCGCTTACTGTTTCTACAGACTTTGCCACCGTCGAGATATCAGTCGCAGTCTGTTCGATCTTCGTACTGTTCTCTGTGATCTTGTCAGTGTTTCCTTTTACCTCTTCCTGAACATTGCTGATCGTAGAGGACAGCGTGTCGACGTTGCTAATCACTTCATGGATTCTCCGGTTTACAACCTTCAGCGTCTTGTTCTGGTTCGTGACCTTCTCACGGTCCTTATCTCCCTTGATGGTGACAACGTCTGAATAGTCCTGGGCGCCGGATAATGTTCTGCAGAGTAGTCTGGTTTCCACCTTGTGCCCTTCTGGTGTGTGGATGTTCACCTTGTCTCCAGGGATGAGATACGGCAGACCTTTCACGTTTGCCGTGACCGGTACATACGTTAGTGTCTTTACCTGCGCCAGGATATTGGTTGCATACTTCTCCAGATCTTCTGCCCCGAAGATAAAGAACAGCGGATTCGATTCGATGATGTAGGTGTTGCTGCCGGTCCCCACAATCGCGCCGACATCGTTCGCGCTGCCCTTGATCTGGACCCGCTCAATTGCTGCAGTCGTGTAGTCTGCGATGTCCACGTCTCCGGTAAAGACGGAGCCCGTATAGGTTTCCTTTGCAGATCCTTTGCCTGGGTAGAGCGTATCACTCGGGAACAGCATTTCTGATGGATAGAGATCGTCGAATTCCACGATGGTAAGGACAGTGCCGTTATTGTAGAGCCTGGGCATCGCGAAGAAATGTGCTGCAGCTTCCTGTATGTATCCAAGCATGTCGATGCCTGTGATCGCTTCTCCGCTGCCTGTCACTCCCTTTTTGGTGATCACCATGCCGCTGTTAGTGAACTTCTCCGGGATGGAGTAATCAACCCCGACATAGTCACACAGGCTGATCAGCAGATCTCTCAAGGTAATCGGGACGGTTACGGTGGACGTCCACCAGGTCGTCACATCCTTTGCAAACGCTCTGATCTGGCCTTCTGCTTTGACTTCCATCAGATCATCATTGTTCCTGGTTGCTTCGGTAATCGTCCAGGTTCCCATCGGAACCGTGACCACTCCGGAGACTGTCATCTCCATCGAGAACTTCTTTTCCTTGAGATCTTTGATGTTCTGGTCGATGTTTATCAGCGTGAAGCTCAGCGTCGGAATCTCTACGCTGGAAAAGCTCAGATTATCTGCAGAGCACAGGCTTTCGGTGATCTCGATTCCATCTTCTGAGATATTGCTGCCATCATAGGCCAGCGTGCTGTCAGCGAATGTCAGCTTATATTCCTTTTTATGCCCGGTTTCAGTTCTGAATTCGTCTTTCTGAACATCCGTGAAACCTGTTCTTTTGACTGTTACCTCTGCCATTCTGCTGCTCCTTCCTAGCGCTCAATCAGACTGATCGATACGTCTTTCCATACGTACTGATTGGTTGCTCCTTTATTGAGCGTGTACTTCAGGGTGTCCCCCGAATATGCTTCATCGATGTGGCCAGACACTCCTTCCGTGTCGCTGTAGTAATCGACCGAGAAATATTCTTTTCCCTTCGTCAGCTTCCGCAGGAGCGTGAGCTGGGCATCCGTCATCTTCGTCCATTTCAGTTCGATCTTCCGGACACCCCAGCGTACTGTCTTCTTGTGCATAACTCCGTATGCATCTCTGTATGCCTTCTCCTGGAGATCATTCTCGGAGTACTGGGCATTGTTCCTGGCCACCGGAGGCAGTGCTGTTCCGTCAATCTTGAATGCTTCCATTCATGCATTTCCTCCTGTTTACATCGACAGCGCAGAAATCGGAGAGGTTCCGCCTCTCCGATCTGTTTCGTCGTTGATATAGTCCACTGCTGCACTCCCTACTTCCCGCTTCGAGATGGACAGCTTCTTAGCTGCGATTACCCGCAGCAGAGCCACGATCTCTGCGTTGTTTGCAGACAGTTCTTCTGCCACGATGCTTCGGATCAGATCTTCCGGAGCTTCGATGTTATTTCCGCTGGTCTGGTCACCCAGGACTGCCATGAACTCATTGTTCGGTGGGATAACCGCACCGCGAGCAAGGCGAGGCAGATGAACCGTGCTGATCGGATCCAGAGCAGCATATCCGAAAAGCCGAGGCGCCTGTCTGATCGGCCACATGATCGCATTGATTCCTCTGATTACTGCGTTCAGCATTGATTCGAATCCGGAGATGAGACCGTTCAGAATGTTCTTCACGAAATTGCCGATTGCCCTGAATACGCTCTTGATAATCTCTCCGCCTTTCTTAACTGCGTCAACCAGCTTATCCCAGTTCTTTATGACGAGGATAATGATCGCCACTACCGCAGCAATGGCAAGGGTTACTAGTCCGATCGGAGAAGTGATGAATGTGATCAGCCCTGTGGCTACGGTAATAACTCCGTTCACGAGAGTTGCAATCGTGTGAATCGTATTAAGCACTCCGATCACGCCGTTATATGCGACGATAAGGGAAAGAATAACCGTCAGCACCAACTGCAGAAGCTCCTTGTGATCACTTACCCACTTGGATGCGTCCTGGACCTTGTTTGAGAAATCTTTCAGAATGTCGATTACCTGACCGCTGATCGTGCTAATGAACGGCTGCAGGATCGTGTTCCACAGGAAGTCCCACACCGGTTTCAGGACGGTCTGGTAGATCGTATCGATCAGCGTAGCCAGGTTCCCGAGAATCGTCAGAACGACCGGAATTGCTTTCTCAATGAGATAACTCATCAGCGGCAGCACGATGTTCTGGTAGATCCATGTCAGCACTTCCAGGATGTCGTCCAGAAGCGGTTTGATTTCTTCCAGGAATGTTGCCACTGCAGAAAAAAGCGGGCCGAAGTCTACGCTTTGTGCCCACTGCGTTGTGATATCCAGAATGTTATTGAACCAGTTATATACGGTCTCTCCTAGGCCGCTTAATGCGGTCATGATCCTTTCGCCGTTTTCCCCTTCGGTCCATGCGCTGCGGATGCTCTCTTTGATCGCATCCCACAGGTTCTTGAGCTTCGTGGTAGTCTCCAGGAGCTTCCCGTTCAGCTCGATTTCCTGCATCAGGTTATCAGTTCCAGTTCCAGATCCTCCGGATGTATCCTGAAGAACATCAACCTCATCAAATTTTGCGGGGCCTCTTGCATTTGCTGCATCTTTAGCCAGCTTTGCATTTGCCTTTGCAATGATATTGATTCCTGTCAGTGCCTTCCAGATTGCCGCGATGTAGTTAAACAGCCTAGCTACTGCTGTGATCGCCGCTTCCACTGCCGGCTGGAACATTGCCCCGACTGCGACACTCATTCCCTTGATGGTGTTAGCCATCTTCTGGTTCTCAGAGGTGATATAGTTCATCGACTTCTGGACGAGTGTCCATGCCGTTCTAACTCCGAATACTGCCAGTGCGATATTCTTGATTCCTGTCAGCATCCGCTTGAGACCATCTCCAGCACCGCCGGATTCTCCTGCAGAGCTGCTTGGCTTCTGAAACATGCCGGCCATTGCAAGTGCCTGTGACCGTGCTTTCTGAGCCTGCTCGTCAGAGATATCCTTTCCCAGGCGCCCGTTCAGCATCTGCCTGGACTTCTCTGTTTCCCGATTCTCCAGATCGCCGTTTAAAGTATCAAGTTCCGTCTGGTTCTGCTTTTTGACCCGTTCGGTCGCATCGTCGATCTGCCCGGAGATCTCAGCACGTTTTTTCTGCTGCTCATCCAGGATTGCATTCTGCTCTTTCAGCGCATCACTCGCTTTCTGGATTGCGCTGATCTGCTCCTGGTATTCTTTATTCCCGTCCAGAACTGTTGCAACCTGCGCGTCCATGCCCCGGTTATAGGTCTGCTCGTAGATCTTCTGGGCTTCCTCTGGAGATGCGCCATTGAAGATTGCTGCATCCTTTCTCCCTTCAGCGACGCTCTTGAAGTAGTCTTTATTGGCCTTGTCGGAGAATACCTGATCTCTGACCTGCTGCTCGATGGCACCAGCTTTGCTATCAGCTTCGTTCATCAGGCTCTGCAGTTCTTTGATCTTCTGCTTTGTCTTGTCGATGCTCTTATCGGCATCGCTGAGTGATTTTGTTAATGTGGCCGTGGCCTTCTTGATTCGGTCACCCAGCATGCTGGAGTCGCTCAGCTCTGCAATATGCTTCTTCAGGCTTGCAATCGCATCGTCTATTTCCTTTGCTTTCGCTTTGAACTCCGCAGTATTCAGCTTCGGCTTGATTGTTACCTGCTTCTCTGTTCCTGGCATCTGAGCCACTCCTTCCTATGTGTTGTTATTCTTCTGGCTTGTTTCCTTTGCCGGCCAGAAGAGCCATAAACGCATCATCTGCCTGGCGCTCCGATTCGGTCAGCTTTGGCTTGAGTGCAACCAGGCGCTGCGCCTTCAGAATCTGCTCTCTAGCCTTCGGATCCTTGTAGTCGGATGGGTCCATGTTCCGCAGTTCTCTGACTCGGCCGATTGCAGATTTCGGACTACATCCGTTCAGAAGATCTACGAACTTCCACCAGTGCATGCTGTCGTTTGTGCTGCTGCTCAGGTCGATTCCGTAGTCACTGATAAAGGACGCGGTGATGTAGCCGAAGTCCTGGGTATAGTCGATATCCGGATCATCGTCTCCCTGAATGGCCATCATCTCTTCCACTTCGCGGGCTGTTCTTCCTCTCTGCAGATACTGAACAAGCAGGGCGAGGATATCTCCGCTGGTCTGATCCAGGACGATCTGTCCGATCAGCTTCTGCATGAGCGCCATTCCGCGCTCCGTGTCGCTGATCGTGTCGTCAGAGATGATCTGGAAGCATTCGATTGCTGTGAGGTAGGAAGTATCCAGCTTGTACTTCTCTTCCCCTACCTGGATGTATTCCGGGTATTTCATCCGGCTTTAAGAACCGTTCCGGTTTCCTCTGCAGCATTCTTGCTGCCGTACTTCTTCTGGATCCGTTCCTTGACTGCCGGCAGGTTCTTCTGCATCTCTTCGATGATCGGCTCCAGCTGCGTGAAGAGATCGTCAAACATGGTCACATAGTAGTGCTTATGGAAGATGGCATCCATGACGCCTTCCCCGAGCAGCTGATCGCAGTATCCGGAGCACTTCTCGTACATCTTCTTGTACTCCGCGGAGATCTCCCGCTCTTCATCGGACATCAATCCGTGCTTTGCCTCCTTGTTCCCGGATCCTTTGTACTTGTTCTGAATTGCTTGTATGTTTCCTTTGCAAACGTCGTATGCCTTATTGATGGCTGCATAGGTCTTATTGGCTTTATAAGGAAGATCGACATCCATCATGTCCAGGACAATCTTCTTGTCGGACCCGTCGATCTTGATAATGTACAGTTCATCGTCTGGACGATTGATTTTCAGTGTGGTTGTTGGCATTCTTGCTTTCCTCCTGAGCTTCTTTCAAATAAAAGCAATCAGGGAGGGTATCTGCCCTCCCTGTCGTTGCTTAGCCTTTTGTAAACGTTACGGCCCCGTCGGACGAAATCGTCGCGGTTCCCTTTGTCGGATCTCCGTTTACCGAGATCGTGAACGTCAGCGATACTGGTTTGCCGCCGTCTCCGCCGAAGTCCGAGATTGCGATAGAAACATCACACATTTCCGCGCTGAACTTCGTTGAGGCGGATTCTGTGGTTCCGTCGTATGCGTTCACAGAGAGCATCTGCGTCTCGCAGTCTCCCTCTACTGCTCTGCTCTTTCTCAGACCGTCGATGTACTCGAAGATCGGATCGCCCTTGAAGCATGTCATCGGAGTGTTCATGCTCATCTGGTAGGAATCCGTGGAAGTACGCGCATTGTCCTCGCCCACGTAGGTTTCACTCGTGGTCTGCGGGTTATACGACATCTGCTGCGATGTGATACCCAGGTTCATGTAGGACCATGTCTGGGTGTCTCCCTTCGGGGTCGTATTGAGAAAGTTCTTCCAGAGCGAGCGCTTGATTTTGGTTGGTTTTTCGGTTGCCATTTTATTCTCCCTTCTGGATGGTTTCGATATAAACCAGACGCATTCCCATCTGGTACCTTCCTGTCTTCCAATCTGCTGTCACCTGGAGCAAAGCGCCTGGACTCGTGACGGTCAGCTCTTCTGCCTGACATCCTTCCGGAAGTTCAGGGAGGCTTCCCTCTTCGTTCTGCTGCTCTACCCATTTCGACAGATTTTCAAACAGTTCGTTGTTATTGATATTCTGCAGTGCTTCGTCGCTGTATGGAAACTTCACAACGAGTGAAAACAGATACTGCTTCTCCTTCACCCCGTCGAGGTATTCCTCAACGATCGGGCTTGATGGAATCGGTTCTATACTGAAGATCCGGTTCTGATCCTTCAGAAAGTCGACTTTCACTTTGCCGCTCATGTTCTGAATGATCGGGCATTCGGAGAAGTAGTCCCTAATGCCATTTACGATGCTTGTGGTCATTTCTCCAGGCTCCTTTTGATGTTCTCCTCAAGGAAGTTTGCGACCTCCTGGGTGATTACATCGCCTTTCTCTTTCCAGGCTCGGTCTGCCCAGTGATCTCCCGCTTTCGGATGTGCAGTCTTGTCGTATGTAAGCCTGCGCCCCTCTGGATCGAGGATCTTCTGAACGCCTTTCCTGGACCAGAATCTTCCGGTCTTTTCGTCATGGAATGCACCGATCTTGTACTTCGGATCCACCATGAGCGCTCCTTCGTAGAGGTAAACCGCATAAGGCGCTACGTAATGGATGGCGTCCGGCTCGATGAACCGCATTGCGGTTCCGGCCAGTACGCCTGTCTGCATCGGGACGTATTCGTCCGTTGCCCTGGCTACCTCTGTTGTGAAGAAACGCTGCGCAGATCCGTCTTTCAGCCCGGATGCCGCCATCAGATAGGCCCCAGAGATCTTCTCCAGACCGTTGATCTCGATGGTCAGCGTGCCGTTTCCGAATTTCTCAGACACCGGAGATCACCACACAATCCAGCGAGCTGCCGACATCGTTTGTGTCGACGCTGCTTACGGTTGCTACATCCGGTGTTCCTTCCAGGTCTGTCTGGCTCGTGATATCCGGGCCTTCTCCCTTCAGGATCAGATCTTCCGTTCTGATCGTGATTCCGGCTTTTCCCATCGTGGCTAATGGAACCACTACGGTTACCGATTCTCCTGAATCTCTGCCTTTCCCGTTCTGGCTAGCAGAATGCGGGCCGTACCAGTAGACCCCTTCGATCACGGTCTTCGTGTATTTCTCTGTTTCCTGATCTTTGTGGTAGACAGTCACCGTGTGCGGAAACATGGACGTGCTGACTTCCAGACATCCGACGATGCTCATAGGTATTCCCTCCAGGCATTGATTCCCCGGTACAGCAGCCCCGTGTTGAACAAGTACAGGTCAATCACGTGCTGGTACTCCTGTTCCTTCTGCGCTGTGGTTTTCTTCTGTTCCTGGCGATAAGAGACGGAATGCGGGCCGAGGCTTTCGCTGGCCACGCGTCCCTGGCTGTCTTCTATTTCCAGCTCCTTGATCTTTTCAGAAAGCGCGCAGGTGCAGCT